CCCCAAAACCCCAAAACCCCAATTATTTGATTTAAACTTCATTTACTTTTGCAATTTTCGTTAATATTAAATTAAATTATAACTTAACAAGTGAAGTTGTACCAAGATGTATAAATGAAACTACACCAAAATATTATGCAGCTGGAGGTCACATATTACCATGTTGTTGGTTAGACTCACATAAGGATGAAGTGAAAGAATTATTTGATGATAGTTTGAAACTAAATAATAATACGGTTGATGAAGTAATCAACTCTGACATATGGAAAAAGTTTAATGAAAAAATTAAATCAGACCCATATGAAATATGCAGAAAAAGGTGTGGAATAAATCATGACCAACAAGATGCAAAAATGAAAAGGACTTTTTTAAATGTCTGATAATACAGTATGGCGATCAAGTTCTTTAGAGGTCAATGATCCTATTCCAGCGACACCTATTGATCATTTAGAGGATGCGTTGTTTATACATACGGAGTTTAACAAATCTTTTAATCAAGCAATTGATATAGGGTCATGTGATAATGTTTACACAGAGGTATTGGCAAGATGTTTCAGTGATGTAATATCTATTGATGCAAGACATGATTATGCTTTGTTTGATGAAGAAACTACAAAAAAGTTTTATGTAGTAGATAAGTATGAAGGTCTATCTACATTTTTTGTAGAAAATTTTAAGCATTGGGAAAAGAAGCATAATATAAAAATTAAATATAAGGAAATAGAAGTGCAAACTAGAACACTTGATAGTTTTAATTACAAACCAGACTTTATAAAGATTGACGCAGAGGGAAGTGAACCCTATATACTAAAGGGTGCAATGAAAACTATTTTAGAATACAAACCAACTATTATGATTGAAGAAATGAAAGACTACGATTATTCTGATATACTTTTGCCTTTAGGATATGAAAAAATTAAACCTGAAAACAAGGAAGATGACCCTGTTTATGTACATAGGAATTAAATATGGCAAAAGAAGATGTAGATAAAATTATCGAAGATGCATTAGGTGTTATGAAAGAAAACAAACCTGTTGTTAAAAAAGAAACAAAAGAAATTGTTGTTCCTCAAACTAATGGTGATTTAGATCAAGAGATAGATGATGATTACAAATATCAAAGAGATAATTTTTATGCTCTTGTAGAAAAAGGACAAGACGCAATCGATGGTATCCTTGATCTTGCAAAAGAATCTGATCATCCAAGAGCATATGAAGTTGCAGGTAATATGATTAAGAGTGTTGCAGATGTGACAGAGAAACTAGCACAGTTGCAAGAGAAAATGAAAAAACTAAAAGAGGTACCAGGCAAAGCACCAAAGAATGTGACAAATGCATTGTTCGTTGGTTCAACTGCTGAGTTACAGAAAATGTTAAAAAAGAAAAAGGATGAATAAAGTTGTAGATGTGGACATCACAAATAAGTGTACACTAAAATGTTCAGCGTGTGCAAGACAAAATTTTGATGACCCTAAAATGATACCAGGAGGCGATGCCTCTATAAAAGATTTCCAAAAGATATTGGATTACTTTGATGATGTATATCTATGTGGTTCTTATGGTGACCCTATCTTTAATCCTAATACAATTAAGTTTTTAAAAATGGCATATGATCAGAATAAGTTTATTCAAGTTCATACAGCTGCATCACATAAACCAATGTCATGGTACGAAGAAGCATTTAAAGCAAATCCAAATGCTGTATGGTACTTTGGATTAGATGGTCTTCCATATCAAAGTTTTGCATACAGAGAAAATCAAGATGGCGAATACTTATTTGATGTTATGTTAAAAGCAAAAGATATGAATATTGAAGTTATATGGCAATACTTAGTTTTTGGTTATAACGAAGATAGTATAGACTATGCGAAAGAATTAGCAAGAAGACATAAAATAAAAATTGAGATACATCATACTTCTAGATATGACCCAAGTATTGATAGACTAAAACCAAAAAAAGAAACTGTAAAAGATGTAGATCAAACAGATGCAGTATTTAAACCTAAGTGTTTAAAAAATCCAGCAGAGAAAGTACCTTATATATCTGCAAAAGGTCAACTCTATCCTTGTTGTTGGTTAGATGATAAACAAGTTAATGACCCAGAGTATGCAGTATTACAAACTGAAGAAACAAATATTAAATATAATACAGTTGACAAAATTATGAATAGTGATATACTAAAAACTTTCTATGATAACTTATCTACAAATAGTTGTCCTAAATATTGTAAGAAGAAGTGTACTACTAATTTAAAAAACCCAAGTAGGATTATAGCATGAGTAAACGAGAAGAACATTATCTAGGTAATCCATTACTTAAAAAAGCAAATCAAGATTTAGAGTTTACCAAAGATCAAGTATTAGAAATACAAAAATGTATGGAAGACCCACAATACTTTGTGGAAAACTATATTAAGATTGTATCTCTAGATAAAGGACTTGTTCCTTTTAAAATGTATAACTTTCAAAAAGACATGTTAGGTACATTTCATAAAAATAGATTTACAATTTGTAAACTTCCTAGACAGTCTGGTAAGTCAACAATCATGGTGTCATATCTTTTACACTATGCATTGTTTAATGAAAATAAAAATATTGCAATCCTTGCCAACAAAGCATCTACTGCAAGAGACTTATTAGGTAGATTACAACTTGCATATGAAAATCTTCCTAAGTGGTTGCAACAAGGTGTTCTATCATGGAACAAAGGTTCTCTTGAATTAGAGAACGGAAGTAAGATACTTGCAGCCTCAACCTCTGCGTCAGCAGTTCGAGGTAGTTCATTTAATATTATATTCCTTGACGAGTTTGCATTCGTACCTGCCACTGTTGCAGAGCAATTTTTTAGTTCAGTTTATCCTACAATTTCTTCTGGTCAATCAACAAAAGTAATTATTGTATCTACACCTATGGGAATGAATATGTTCTATAAGTTATGGAACGATGCAACACATAAAAGAAATAGTTATATTCCTATCGAGGTACATTGGACGGAAGTACCTGGTCGTGATGAAGCATGGAGAAAAGAAACAATCGCAAACACTAGTGAAGCACAATTTGCCTCAGAGTTTGAATGTGAGTTTTTAGGTTCTGCAAATACTCTTGTCAATGCATCTAAACTAAGAAACTTATCTTACAAAGACGCAATTGAATCAAGTGGTGGATTAAAAATTTATGAAAGACCAATAAAAGATCACACATATTTTATTACTGCTGATGTGGCAAGAGGCACAAAAAATGACGCTAGTGCTTTTATTTGTTTTGATGTTACAACAGTTCCATATAAAATTGTTGCAGTATTTAAAGATAACGAAATAAAACCCTTGCTATTTCCAAATAAAATTGATAAAGTAGCAAGAGCATATAATCATGCGTTTGTATTAACGGAAGTAAATGATATAGGACAACAAGTAGCAGACACACTACACTTTGAATTAGAATATGATAATATTGTGATGTGTTATATGCGTGGTCGTGCTGGACAAATCATGGGTGGTGGTTTTTCTGGTACTAAAGGACAATTAGGAGTTAGAACAACAAAGGCAGTTAAGAAGATTGGTTGTTCTAATATGAAACAAGTAATTGAGAATGATAAAATTATCGTAGAAGACTTTGATATAATAAATGAATTATCTACATTTATTATTAAAGGTAATCAATTTGAAGCAGAGCAAGGTGCTAACGATGATTTAGTTATGTGTATTGTTTTAATGTGTTGGGCAATGGACCAGAAGTATTTTAAAGAGTTGACCAATGTAAACATTAGAGCAAATATGTTAAAAGAAAATCAAACCCAAATGGAAAATGAAATGGCACCTTTTGGATTTGTAGATGATGGTATTAACGACCCAGAGTATGATGAATATGGGTCAACATGGAAACCTGTGAAAGTGAGAGACTATGAAACAGATTGGTAAACATGTATGTGTAGATTATAGCTCAGGGTCATTTGGAGATTGGTTAAGATACTTAATATCTCTTCATGACGGATTTGAAAAATTTACAGAGTATGCTTGGAAATCAACTCTTGAGTATCAAGAAAAATTAATGGTTTCTCATTTTAGAAAAGAAGATTATCAAATTCCAAATTTTCCTTTACATCCAAATAAAAAAATAGATTTTGTAAAGGCAAATACCATAGATAAATTTTATAGTGAGTTCGATAGATTAATGCCTAAAAATAAAGAATATCGTCAAGCATATAAAACATTATCACAAACAAATAAAGATGCGGGTATGTCTCATAGTTTTGTTGGGGCAACTTGGTTAGAAGAAAATGCTATAATTGATGGTGTGCCGTTTAAATGGGATTATCATGACTATAACATTGTAAGACAAACAGATCATAAAATTGTTTTTATTACATTAAATCCTTTTTCAAAGTATAAAGATGTATATCTTTACAGACATGAAGTTTGGGATGATTATTACGGAAGAAATTATAATACTCAAAAACATTTAGAATGTTGGACAAGAAATTATATGAAAAATGATTTTCCAAAACATAAATTAAATTATACTTTAGAAATAAACGAATTACTAGACGGACACGAAAATGTGTATTTAGATTTAGTAAAATTTATTGACGTGAAACCTTTAGATAATTGGAGAGATTATATTGACGAGTTCCAAAGACATATATTTCAGAAATAATTGGAAACCTAATTACGATAAATTTAAATATTCTGGTTGGCAGTTATTAGACAAGATAGACAAAGACGCACATATACTAGATATAGGATGTGGTTACAATTTACTTAAACCACATTTTTCTAATCTATATGGAATAGACCCTCATAATAGTAGTGCAGATTGTGAAATTGCATTTGAAGATTATATCCCACACAAAAATTTTGATGTATTTCTCGCATTAGGAAGTCTTAACTTTGGCACGAAAAAAGTTCTTGACAAACAGATAAAACATCTATATGATATAACAAAAAAAGATGATATAGTATATTGGCGACAAAACCCTGGGTTGAGTGATCATCCTTGGCAAGGTGTTGAAGACATAGTTTTTTTCCCATGGTCTAAACAATGTAATATAGATTATTGTAAACAATATAATTTTGAGTTGAAAGAAATGAAACAAGATACAGGTAATAGATTATATTCAGAATGGATTCGTAAGTAGTGGAAATATTATTTTTATTATTAGGTGTGGCGTATGGTTTATTAATTGGACTAATCCCAGCTGCAGGTGCAACAACAGGATTAATTACATTGTTTGGTGTTATGCCTTACTTTGCATCCGACCCTTATCTTGGTGTTATATTTTGTGTTGCAGTAGTGGCATCATCAACAACAGGTGACTCCTTTAGTGGAGTGTTGTTAGGAATACCAGGGGCAAACTCTGCGGCCGCAACAATGGTTGACGGATTTCCTATGGCACAAAATGGGGAAGCAACAAGAGCATTATCTGCCGCAATAACTTCATCAACAGTTAATGGATTACTATTTGGTTCTTTAACATTTTTATTTTTACCATATTACACAAACATTGTGATGTATATGGGTATACCAGAATTATGGGCATTAGTCGTACTTGCATTTGTCACAGTAGGATTTGTCTCAACTAAAAGTTGGATTAGAAGTATTATTGCAATCGCATTAGGTATTACATTAGGATTAGTAGGAGTAGATGTAAACAATGTTCCTAGATTTACTTTAGGTTGGAGATACTTAGAAGACGGTATTCAACTTCTACCTTTTGTAGCAGGTTTGTTTGCAGTACCAGAATTATTATCAAGTTGGCGTAAAGGTGATGCAACTAGTAATGTTGAATATCATTATACAGGTGGAATGAAACAAATATGGCAAGGAATGAAAGATGTAGTCGTATCATGGAAAGATAGTATTCGTGGTGGATTTATTGGTTCGTTCATAGGACTATTACCAGGTCTTGGTGGCGCAATGGCAGATTGGTTGGCATATGGTTCAACCGTTGCATCTAATCCAAAAGAAAAGTTTGGACATGGAAATGTAAAAGGTGTTATTGGTGCAGAGGGTGCTAACAATTCACAGAAAGCATCTTCATTTATTCCAACGGTTTTATTTGGAATACCAGGAGCTCCATTTGCAGCTATTCTTATGGGATTATTTTTGTATCTAGGAATTGACTTAGGTTCACCAGATACATTTTTTGATGATAAATTATTTGATAGTATGGCGTTTGCATTTTTAGTAGGAACAATAATCACAGCATTGATTTGTTATGTATTAGCATATTACTCTTCTTACATTGCGAAACTTCCATACATTTATTACTTCCCTTTTATCATCGCAGTTATCATCTGGGCAACTTTACAATACACAGGTGGTTGGGAAGATTTAGCAGTTTTAATTATTTTTAGTGCAGTAGGTATTCTTGCAAAAGAATATAAGTTTTCCAGACCTGCATTACTAATAGGGTTTTTGTTAAGTGATCGTATATACAATTTAACTTATCAACTAACTTCTTTACATACAATACATGATTTAATAACAAGACCAATATTCATGTTTATTGTATTATCGATAATAACAATACTATATTGGTCATTGACAAAAAGGAGTAAACTAGACTATGCTTAGAATCTTAATTGCGATGCTTTTCTTAACAACAGTTGCAAAAGCAGATTATAATCTAATCGTTCCTCAAAAACCATCTGGTGGTACATCTGTGTGGTCACAGATTGTTGTTCAAGAATGGGAAAAACATTTAGAGGAAAAAATAAACTTAATATACAAACCAGGTGCGAGAGATCAACTTGGGCCAAATGAATTTCAAAAGGAATTAAGATTTGATAATAAAACTATCTTAGTATCTCATGGTGGTAATGGTATATCCTATTTAATGGAACCTGTTCAGTATGATTACTTAGATTGGGAATCTATTGGACAAATGAATCTTAATATCATTGTTGGTGCAAACAAAACAGTGAAGACAGGTAAAGTATCTATCGCTGCGGGTTCAGGTATGACGCCAGAGATCATGGCAATTACACTATTATTGACAGGGCCTGATCAAGACCCTATCGAAGTGTTTAACAAAAACATCACTTGGGTAAAAGGAATGAAAGGGTCTGAAAGAAGACTTGCATTCATGCGTGGTGATTTAAACGCAACTAGAGAAAATCCAGCTGCATATAAAAAACATGTTATGCCTTTGATTGAAAAAGGTGTTGCATATACATGGTTTCATCATGGATTGTTAGATGTAAAAAGTGGACAACATGTTAATGACCCTAACTTTACAGAACCAACATTTGAAACATTGTATCAAGAAACTTGGGGTGTTGCACCATCAGGTGACTTTTACGATGCATACAAACTTGTTAAATCATGGAGAGACGCATTACAGAAAGCGTTTTGGGTAAACAAAGATAATCCAAATAAACAAAAACTTGTTGATGCTTTAAATAAGATGATTGCAGACCCAGAGTCTATGGCAAACATTGAAAAGAAAGTAGGGAAGTATGAATGGCGAACAGGTACAAATGGTGACGAAGCAGTAAAAACTTTGAAATCATTTATTACACCAACGGCATTAAAAACACTTACTGACTTTGGTAATCAACAGTTAGGATTTAACACTGTGTACAAAGAACAATTAACACAGTAATGTCTTACATTCTATTTACAGGGGCACCAGGTTCTAAGTGGAGTAGTGTCGTTAAAAATATCTATTGGTCAGAGGACATTGATCAAACAGATTATTCAGACGAAAGAACATACTATCACGATGCAGATACACCTGGTAAGAAACAACTTATGCACACAGGTGCATATTTTGACCCTGGTATGGAATTTGGAAATCAGCGAGATCAGTGGGATTTACCTTTCTCTGGCAAAGGGAAAAGGATTATTAAATCTCACTGTTTTGCATATAATTTAAAAGAATTAAAAAAATATAAACAACCTATTGTCATGGTATATAGAAATGATATAGAATGTTATGATTGGTGGAAACATTGTGGTGAGTTTAATATTACATATCCAAACTATGAATGGTATGAGAATTTAGAAAGTATGTTCGGACATATTCAAGAACAAAATTTAGGGATTATGGAGTTTTGTAAAAACAATTGGAAAAGAATTAAAAGAGTAAATAATAATATAGAATTAGCAAAAGAATTAGAAATACAATATCTAGGTAAGGAACACAACTATAAGAAAAAGGATATTCAAGTATATGTCTATAAGTAATTGGGAAGAAGCAAAAGCAAAAAGTAATTACCATTTTAATAAATGGAAAACAGATACAGATAATATCGAACATCTAGGAAAGTTTACAGGCGATTGGTCTGAAGAGATCAAGAGTGCAATAAAAGATGTAGAAAAAATTAATTGGGGTAATAGAAGAGCAGCTGCAAATAGACCAAATGAAGATATTAAGTCTGAAGAGTATGATTTAATCAAGGCAGGTGCAGACCCTAAGATGACAATATACAGAGGTTTAACAGACTTTAGTAAATGTCCTACTATTCAAAAGATGATAGACTTCTTTGAATTAAAAGATGTAAAAGCAAAATTACATATTCAGTTTACAGGCGATGTATTGAATATGCATATAGATAAACTATATGATCTAGACGAAGACCCAAATAAAGTAATTAGAATTATGGTTATGTTAGAGGATTGGGAACCAGGTCAGTTTATAATGTATGGAAATAAAATGTTTGATCGTTGGAAAAAAGGCGATATTCATAAGTTTGATTGGATGAATATACCACATGCAACGGCAAACGCAAGTTTACATCCTAGACCTATGTTAGTAATAACGGGTGTAATGATAGATAAAACAAAAGAGATTATATCAACTCAATTAGATCATTGTCTAACTTAATCCAACAATTATGACAGATAACTTTAGATTTTTCAATCAATTTTGTAATCTCTTCTCTCGCTT